GCCATTGCAGCCACTCCCTTTCATTAAGTTGTCGTATGCCACATACACAAACAGGGGAATCTGTGATGGCTCATACTGCCGGTCTTCGGTTACGCTTCTAAGTGCCGGTGCGCTTAGTAGGCTTTAGAACTGGCCTGACTTGCCGCGTGATAAGGAACCCTTACCTACGCCTGATTGGCCAGCAAATCTTGATTGTTCCATTTCAGAAAGTCTTTGTAATCTTTTCTTATAATCAGCTGATTGTTCTCCACCGAATACAGCAGATGTTGTTTCCTCTAACCCAAATGGTTGAGCACCAGCAGTTATTTGTGAAAGTCTTTGTGCTTCAGGAAGTATTTGTGCTACTTGTTCAAAACCTTGACGGGCTTGTTGTTGATTAACACCAAGATTTGCATAAGTTTCAGCTATAGGTTTAGCAACTTTAATACCTTGACGTGCAGCCTCAGCACCAAACTGTGTAGCTTGAACTTGACGAGTAATGAAAGGTAAAGACTTTTGAGGATCAAGAGCGTAAGCAATCATATCACCAGAAGACAAACCATACATATCTTGTAATGATTTTGTAAAATATGGGTCAGCATTTGTAACATTTAATGCAGCAATATCAACACGTGATTTAAGTTCTGAAGGTGAAACGTCTTTACCTAAAAAGTTTGAAAAATCATCTTGATTGTCATAGAAACCTTCAGGTAAACCTGAATCACGCATAATCTGACGGTATGCTGATTCTGTTGCAAGATATTCTGCAGGATCAAGAACAGGTAAACCAGCTTTACGTCTTACTTCATTAGCACTAAAACGTTGTTTATACTCAGGTGTTTCTTTAAGTTTAATTTTAACAACTTCGTTAGATAAACCTTCTTGTTTTAATTCAGTGATTCTAGGGGCAAGAGCACCTAAACCATATTGGTCAAACAAATCTTGTAAGTAAGCAATAGCATCAAGACGTTCTTCAGGTGTTTCACCTGTAACAGTTAATTGTTTATTTTTATTACGTTCAGCTTCAAGGAGAGCATTAATGCGATCAAGTTCTGTTTTGTTTTTAGCAGCAGCAGCGGCATCAGCTTGTGTTTTAAGTTGTGCTTGTTTTTTCTCAGCAGCAGATTGAGCAGCGGCGGCAGCGGAAGCAGCAGCATTAGCAGCAGCAATAGGAGCACCAGCTTTACCTAAAGCAATATTACGTGTATTTTCTGCTTTTGCAGCAGCTTTAACAACATTTGCTTTAGCTTCAGCAACATTTGCTTTACCACGTGCAGCATTACGAATCTCTTCAGCAGTTGCCATTTATTATACCAATCCAAAATCTTTAAGAACTTGCACACCAGTACCAATAAGTTCCTCTTGAGCATTCTTTGTATAACGCCAACGAGAATCTTTTTTCAACTCACGTTCAAACTGCCACAAAGGAGTAACAGCAGGTTTACCATCTTCAGTAATGCTTGTTAATGCTTTAGAAATAGTAGGATCACTAAGGTTAATTGTATTAGGATCAAGTTCAAGAATGTTAGCCATAGATTGCAGATAAGGAGAAGCAATATCGCGAGGAGTTAAACCTGAATCTATTTGGTCAGCAAACGCTGCATAACGAGATTTAGCAGTATTTTTAATTTCTTGATTCCAAATATCAGCAGTTGATTTACCTTCAAGAATACTTTTAGCAGCTTGCATATACCATTCAGGTGAATAAGAAACACCATATGCTGCAGCATTCTTTTTTAAAGTATCTTCAGTGGTTGCCTCACCAACGCCACCAGCAACAACACCTTCGCGGGCAATCTCTTCTTTAAGTGTTTCAGCATCCCATTTGTTAGAGATTGATTTACTTGTAAGACTATTAACTTCTTTAGGTGTAAGACTTATACCATTTTGCATAGCATAACGTTCAATAGCACGGCGAGAGTTTGCTATACTTACAGTAGAAGTTTCTGAACCATAACCAGCTAAAGCTGATTGTGTTAAAACATCTTTAAAATCTTTATTTAAACGTTGTGCTGTAGCAACAGCATCAGCAAAAGCATTCTCTGGGGCACCAGACCAACCACCAGCTTTTAAAGCAGCAACTGTTCTACGATACTCTGCAGGGTTACTTACTTTCATTGTAAGGAACCAATCAACAGCTTGACTGCCTGTTAATTGTTGACCAGCAAATAAAACATTTGCATAAGGATCAAGTTGAATTGTTGCAGAAGGAACAAGAGTGTAGTTAGGACCAGTACTCATTATTGACCACCAAACAAACTTAAACTATTTAAATCAATAACAGGTGCTCCAGGTAGTGGGGAAACTGTTGAAGGTTGTTGTAATTGTTGTTGGTTTTCACCAGATAAAGTTGATTTCATATCTATGATAGGGTCTCCTGTTAACCATCTTGCAGCAAAATCAGCAAAGTAAGTATTTTTAGAAGTAAGATTATATACTTGTGTTTCCCACTGATCAACTAATTGTTTGCGTTGTACACTATTTACTGGAAGAGTATTCCATTGATTAAACACTTGTTTTCTGGCATCAGACCATTCTTTAATGGTGTCCCAAAGTTGTTTATCATAAGGACTTTTAGCCATATCTTTTTGATGTTGTGTATCATTTAAAGCAACATCAATAAGATTAATACTTTCATTAAATATTGTGGTTTGATCACCATAATTATCAGCCCAAGCCGTATTACGTTTTACTAAACCAGTTTCCTCGTTGTAAAGTTTATCGCGACTATCAAGCCAAATATCATAATTAACTCTTGCAGTTAAAGACTTAGAAGGTCTGCCAGCAAGTTTAATTTTTTGATCCGCAATGATTTGGTTATACTCTCTCCAACCATCTTCAATCTCAGCTTCAGCTTGACGTTCAACAAAACTTTTAGTTCCAAGACCAATAGGAATACCAGCAATAGAAGAAGTTTTTAAATAAGCACTAGCAGCAGGAGAATACTCTCCAGGAATTGCAGGGTTTAAAACAATACCAATAACTTTAACACGTTTCTCAGCATTACCACCAACCCATTGTTCTAACCAATTATATGAGTTAAGTCTTCTTGCTGCTTCTTGCTCTGGAGAAATACTAACAGTAGATTTTGTTCCAGGTATTAAAAACTTAGTTGATTCTTCGCCAAATTTAATAATGTATTCTTGTAAAGCAGCATCAGCTGCAGGTAATCCACCATATTTTGCTAACTCTGCTGGATTATCTACAAGATTCTTTTCCATTCTGTCATATTCATCTTTATAAATATTAGACATTGGTTCATTAGTTGTAGATAAACCTGTTCCAAAGAATCCAAATAATTTAGTTGCAAGACGTGCACCTAAATGTTTAAAAGTATCAGTAATTGATTGATCAAGATTAGGTTGTGGACTATCTGGATTATTTTGTTCCCAATTAGTCATACGTGCAGTATGAATTGCCCAAAGAGTATTAGCAACAGCATCTGTTCTAAACTCTAATTCTGAACCCAAAAATGCTTTACCAACACCACTTTTAGGTTTAACAATTTCAGCTAAACCAAGTCTTCCTAAATCAGCAAGTTGAAGTATTGCACCGGGAACAAATACTTGTTCAGCAACGTTTGTTCCAAAAGAAGCGGCAACATCTAAAATGCTTCCACCCTGAGTTTGTTGTGAACCAGGAACATAAGATTTAGGTATACCACCATAAATTACACGGTTATATAATCTTTCACCTATTGACTTTTTAAGCATTGTTTCAACACTTGGTGCGGCAGTAATTAAAGTATTAAGAAAAACTTGACCTAACCAAGATGGACTTGCACCGTTAGAAAGATAGTTAAATTGATCTGTATTCATTTTGTAACGGTATGGTGTTACTCTATCTGATTTGTTAAAGAATGGTAAAACTAAATATGACGCTTTGTTTTGTCTATCTGCATCTTCGTAACTAATTTTATTACCATCTTCATCAACAACCATACCTACTGCCCAAGGTGAGGTACGAATTTGTTCAAGTAAAGCAAAATTGTATGGGTTATTAAAACCTGCTTTAGTCCAATATTTGATTGAGTTAAACATAGCAGTAGGAAAACCAAACATAAAACGTGAATAGTATTGAAAGTTATTCATACGTTTAATTGTGTAGAATACTGAGTTTGTTTGACTTGCAGCGTATTGCTGTGCTTCTCTTCTCCAGCTATTCCAAACGTCACCAGTTACTTCAATATTTAAACGTTTAGCATTATCTTGAAAAGTTTTCATTGCTTCATTAGCAAAATATGTACCAACACGTGAACGAAACAATATTCGTTCTGGTGCTGCCATAACGTTAAAACTTTTAGAAATAGCACGACTCATTAATCCTGCAGGATCTTCATTTTTAACACGAAGAATAGGAGGCTTTTTACCAGCCATTAAATCTTTAGCTATTTTATCTGTTATTGGTTTGTCCATTTCCAAAACAGTTTTACGTATAGCATCATCAGGTAATAAGCCATCAATTACTTTACGACCTTCTTCAACAAAAAACAATGCTGCTTCTGGAGAAGTATCAACAACGCCTTTCATAGGTCCAGTGGTTTGAACTGAACGTGCTACAGCAAGACGATTCAAATCACTTTGAGCGCCTCTACGATCTAAATCACGAAGCAAGTATTGAACAATTTGTTGGCTATTTCTTCCTTCAAGTAATTGAATAAAAATAGGATCATTCTTTAAAGATTGTATTTGTTTAGCAAACTCAGGCCAGTAAAGTTTAGCATTCTTTGGTGTGTTAGGAATAATGTTTCTTTCACCAATAAGTTTAGAAGCTGATGAAGTTTCCCAACGACCAGGTTGTACAACATTACTTAAAGTTAATGCTGGATTTAATTCTGCTGCTAAAGCACCACCACCAGGAACATTACTTCCAAGCATACTAATTTCTTTAGATACCATTTGTGAACCATCAGGTAAATCTAAATCACGATAATTAACTTCAAGTTTTTGATCTTTAGCTAGCAGTTTTTCAAGACTATGAGAATGAGTTAAACCTACAGTTCTTATAAAAGGTTCAAATAAAGAGTTTTTAGGAATATAACCTGGGCGAATAAGAACTGCTGCAGAAAAATGACGTTCTAAAGCATCAAATTTTAACGCTGTGCTTCTAACAATATTTGAAGCAAGTAAAGGTTTAGATGCTGAAATTTCTTGACGTAAAGCATTTTCAATAGTATAAGCATCAAGTAAAGGCATACTATCTGCAAGTTTAGATTTTATATTTCTATCAACAACAAGAACTTCACCATTAGGATTTTTGGAAACAATACCTTCTGGGTTAATTCTTGCTTCAGCTGTAATAAGTTGTCTTTTATCTTGAAGTTGTTTAACAGCACCTTCAACAAGTTCAGTAGCATTAACGTCTTTAATGCCATATTGTTCTAATAAATCTTCAGCAACTTTAGTGATAATTGTTTTTTCAACATTGTTAGCTACTGCTATTGCTCTTGATGTTTCATCTGAAGCATTAGTTATATATGAACGTATAACATCTTTACGAAAATCAGCATACTTTTCATTACGTAAAGTTTTAAATGAATTAAGGTAAGCACTTATTTCATTTATTTCATCTATTGGATTATCAACACCTGATAATTTTACCCAGTTAGTAGGACGTAATCTTGTAGTAGCAAGTGTTAAAATTTTAAATGGGCGTAACATTCCGCCACCAATAATGGTTTCTTTTATAGCATCTTCATAACCAATAAGTCTTTTAAGATTAGCTTTACCTAAACCAGAGTTAAGTTTTTCAACAAAGGTAAAACGAGAAGGTGCATAAGATAAATTAACTACACCACTTTCAACATTAGAATACCAGTTTTGCCATTCATCTTTTAATGTTGGATCACGTCTAATAATATCATCAAGAACATTTTTTAAACTTGCTGATTCTTGAATGCTAACTGGTTTATCTACCATCCCTAAATCATCGGGACCAATAGGTGTTAAATCAATAGGTTCTTTATTAACTTTAACACGATCAGCCCAAGATGGTGCTATTTGTTCAAGTTTAAGCATTGCTGAAGGAATACCGTTTTCAGCACCAAATAAAGCAGCTACTTCGTCCCAAGTGTTAGCTTCAGCGGCAGCACGTGCCATAAAGTTTGGACTATTTGATTTAAAAATATAAGGATTTGCTAAAAGTTTTAATGGGTCTGTTTCTTTAAGGGCATCATATATGTGAACTGATGCTCCGTTAGGTGCATAAAATTCTGCACCTAATGCAACAGATTCGTCATAGGCTGCTTTACCTTCATTAAAATCTTTAGCAAGATCATTAATAGTTTTTTGTGTTGAAGGTATACGTGTTAAACCTGATTGAACTTTTGCTGTTTGAGTTAAATAACCTAAACCTTTACCACCAACAAAATAATCTACACCTATATCTGTTAAACCAGTAAAAAATTGGTAAGCAGCATTATCTTGTGCTTCAAGTCTTTGTTTTTCATCTAAAACATTATAGTTAGGATTAAGTAAAGGAGTGTTTTTTATAACATTATCAAACTTATCTTTTTTACCAATTGCTTTGGCAACTGTTCCAGCAGATGAAACAAATGGTTGAACAAAAGGTGATCTGGTATATAAGTTAGCTACCGCTTCACCGTAAGAAATTCTTTCGGTAGCATTATATGCTTCACGTGGGGTGATTGGTTTATTGCCACCAGGTAATGCAGCTAAACCTGTTAAAGCAACAGTACCTATTGGTCTACGTACGGTTTCAGTTATACCTTCATTTAAACCAGTCATTAAAAGACCAAGAGGTGATGCAGCAACTTTACCTAAAGCAGGTGCTACTCGTTGTGTTAAAAGGTTTTCTACAGGATCAGGTGTGTATTTGCTTAACCAATCAGTAAAAGCATTCACTATTGATTATATTACGTACCGTATCTGTGTTGATCCTAATGTGCGTATCAAGGTTGTGTCTAAGACACAGACGATGGCGAAAGAGTTTCTTTATGCGGTTAAGCAAAGGCTTACTTCCCCGTTTTATGTTGACCTTCAGAGAAGGTTTGCTCCTGCTGATGGCTTTAAAGCTACTTCTGATAAGTGGACGCAGGATGCGATTTATATTGAACGTGAGTCTGGTGAGAAGGATCCTACTCTTCAGGCTTTGGGTATTGGTGGGCAAATTTATGGTGCCCGCGCTGATCTTATTATTCTTGACGATTGTGTGACTTTATCTAACTCTGGTGAGTATGAGAAACAGATAAGATGGATTCAACAGGAAGTTTTGACACGTATTGGTCCAACAGGTAAATTATTGATTGTTGGTACACGGGTTGACCCGATTGATATGTACCGCGAGTTACGAACTAATGACAGGTATCCTGAAGGTAAGTCTCCTTGGACTTATTTGGCTATGCCTGCAGTTTTGGAGTTTGATGAGAAACCTGAGAATTGGATTACTCTTTGGCCTCAGTCTGATCGGCCTTGGTCTGGCGACCCTGTGGACCCTGATGAGAACGGCCTCTTCCCTAGATGGGATGGAATTAGACTAAAGCAACGCCGCTCAGTTTTGGATGCTAAAACTTGGGCTATGGTTTATCAACAACAAGATGTTGAGTCTGAGTCCGTGTTTTCTGCTGAACTTGTTCGTGCTGCTGCTAATGGTATGAGAGGTTGTGGTCCCCTTGTTGCCGGTGCTCCTGGTTATCCTGCTGACACTTCAGGCTTTTACACCGTTTGTGCTATGGACCCTGCTATGTCGGGTGACACCTTTACGGTTGCTATTTCTGGTGACAGGAATACTAAACGTAGGTATCTTCTTGATGCTTCTCGTATGCCTGCACCAACTCCGCAGCGTATCAGGGAAATAATTTTTCAATGGACGGAACGTTATAAGCCTGCTGTTTGGGTTATTGAAAAGAACGCTTTCCAGTTGTTCCTTACGCAAGATGAAGAGATTAATGCTTTCCTACAATCAAGAGGCATCAGGCTTGTCCAGCATTACACGGGCAATAACAAAATGGACCTTGAGTACGGTGTGGCTTCTCTTGGTACTTTGTTTGGTTCTTTTGGTCCAGATGGTAAGCCGGCTAAGAATGCTCTTATTGAGTTTCCGCGTGCAGAGTCTGAAGGCGTTAAAGCACTTATTGAACAATTGATTACTTGGTCTCCTGGTACAAAAAATAAACAGGATGGTCCTATGGCTTTATGGTTTGCTGAAACCCAGTTAAGGGATTATGTGAACCAGCAGGGTAGTTATGGTAAGACTTGGGTTAAGAACCCTTTTGCTACACCACACGATTTGGCTAAACGCCAGGTGGTGGATTTAGAAGAATATGCACGCAGACAGCGTGCTGTTAACGCAGGATGGTATTAATGGCAAGAGAAATACAAGATATTGCTAATGCCTACCAACAACTAAAACAACGATACGCAAGCCGTGACGCACGCTGGTCAGATGTTTTAGAAGTTCGTAAAGGTAACATAAATCAAGTTTTCCCAGGACTATTCCCCGCCGAATACCCTAAACCTATGGTGGCAAACTTTATTGACGTTGCCGCACGCGACATTGCTGAAGTAATTGCACCTCTTCCAGCTATTAACTGTTCAGCAACTAACGCTGTATCTGACCGTGCACGTACCCGTGCCGACAAGAGAACAATGATTGCTGCTGGCTACCGCGACACTTCACGTCTACAGGTTGAAAT